GAAACGTATTGGTAATGACTGTATTAGTTGGGGGTGGTAAGGTGTGAGCATCTACGAAAATAGACAGATTGTTTCTGTAATGGATGAACTAACGAAAACGCTAACGCCAGACGATGTGGCTTTGCTCCAAGCCCTGCTGAAACAGTCGGAAGGAAATGAATTAGATACGTTGATGGATTTGATGGGGTACACGTATCAGCATAAGCCGGTTGGGGTGCGAGAGTTTGTTGAAAGCCCTCGCTACCTCGGTTTAGCTGGTCAGGTTTACCCCGTTTTGTTAGACGACTTGGAAGAACTGTTTGAAGGGGATTACATCGAAGCGGTACTGACGGGAGGAATTGGCTGGGGAAAAAGCACGTTTGCTGAAATAGCCATTTGCCGAATGATTTATGAAGTCTCCTGCTTCCGCAATCCGCAAAAGGTGTATGGATTACGCCCCGGTTCAGTCATAGCTTTCATCAACGTCTCGGTGAATAAGACCAATGCTAAGAAAGTGGTGTTCCAAGGCATTAAGTCTACAGTAGTGAATAGCCCGTACTTTATGCAACAGTTTCCGATTGTAGCAGATAAGGCAGAGGAATTGAGGTTTCCGAATAACATTTGGATATTTCCAGCCGCCGCAGGTGAAAGTGGGATAATCGGTTACAATGTTTTTGGTGGTGTCATGGACGAAGTGAACTTCATGGCATACTCGGAGAAGTCTGAGGTTACAGGTGGTGGTAAATACGATCAAGCACAGACATTGCAAGAAGCTTTGTTACGGAGGATGAAGTCAAGGTTTATTAGCCAAGGCTCATTGCCCGGAATTTTGATACAAGTGTCGGCAAGTAAGTATCCGGAAGACTATACGGAGCGTAGGATTATTGAAGCGAAAGACGACCCGCAGATATTTGTTAGGCGTTACGCCCAGTGGGATACGTACTCACCTGAAGTTCGTAGGCAGAGGTTTTCAGGCAAGCTGTTCTTCGTCACGTTAGGAAACCTTACGCAACGACCGAAAATGCACGAGGACAAAGAAGTAGCAGAACAAGTCAGTGCTTCAGAAGGGTGCGAGTATTTGGAAGTGCCTGTAGAGTATAAGAGGGACTTCGAGCGGGACATCGACCAAGCTATTCGAGACTTGGCTGGTAGACCCACGCTTACGATCACCCCGTACATCACGTATAGGTGGAAGGTTCGGGAAGCCATGGATAGGGGCGAGAAATACGATTTGGTTCATCCGTATTCGTCTGTGTACACGAATCTGAAAGACGGTGCTGTATTTGAACCGAAGAAATTGCTTCTGCCCAAGTACTCGAATATGATGGACCAACTGGACAAGGGCACGGAGGAATGGAAACGGGTATCCGACTTGTATAAGCACTTACGCCATAGCCCACGGTTCATTCATTGCGACTTGGCGTTGACAAGTGATGCCGCTGGTATAGCCATGGGTTTTGTCTACGACTACACGGAAGTAGTGCGAAGAAATGAAGAAGGCAAAGAGTTTAGGATTAAAGTACCTGTTGTTATGATAGACTTTATGCTTCAGATACGTGCACCAGAAGGTGGAGAAATAGAATTAGCTGGCGTTAGAAATCTGATTTATGAACTTAGGTCCTACGGTTACCGCATTAAGAAAGTAACGTTTGACCAGTTCCAGTCCGCAGATTCGATGCAGATTTTGCGAAGCTCTGGTATTGACACAGGTCATTTGTCAGCAGATACGAACCCCGAGGTGTATGGTTCGCTAAAGGATGCGTTGTATGAAGACCGACTGATTACGTATTCGTACGAAGTTGCGTATAATGAAATAGTACGACTTGAACGAAATGCACAGACAGGAAAGGTTGATCACCCGCCCCAAGGAAGCAAAGACGTTTCGGATGCGATTGCGGCTGTTTGTTACCATTGTGCGAACGAACAAGATGTCACTCCGCTACCGCCACCGATGCGTGGGGTACTGGACAAGCCAATGTCTGTGGAAGAAGAAATAGAAAAAGAAATGTTCATTCCGATTATGCGGTAAAGGAGGTAAGGATTTGGAGGGAAAAAGCTGGTTCCAAGAACAAGTTATTGACCGTTTGTCCGCTGTGTACAACGCTTTGTCGCAACGGTCTTTGCCCCAAGGAGAATCGTCTTCAGATGAAGCGAGAGGAAAAGGTAGACCCACGGATATAAGTCCGTTTGGGAATAGTGCGTACAACTGGTATCATGAACAGATTCAGATAGCCCGAAATAGAGACGGTAAGTACAAAGAGTATGACCGGATGGATAGGGAGTGTCCAGAAATCAGCTCTGCACTGGACATCTATGCCGACAACGCTACGAAAGGCGATTCCGATTCGGATGAAGTTCTTGTAATTGTTACGGAAGACGAACTAGTCAAAGAAATCTTTAGCGAGGTTAAGAACAGGGTTAAGCTTGACCAGATCATGTGGTCTATTGCCCGTGATTTAGCTAAGTATGGCGAGAAGTTTGAAGAAGTGGTTGTGTACAGCGATTTAGAAGTACATCGCTTCAAGCACTTGTCGAACCGGAGCATGTTTGTGAACCTAGACGAGTATGGACGGTCAGGTGGAAAGCCTTACGTCCAGATTGACCCCGACACGCAGAAACTGATTGCCCAGTTTGAAGAATGGCAGGTTCTCCACTTTAAGTTGGGACGGAGTAGGGCAACAGCATACGGTGTAGATGGTTCTGTTTTGCACGCAGTTCGTAAAACGTACAAGCAGTTAAGTATGATGGAAGATGCTCTTGTACTAGCTCGTTTGACACGTTCGCAACAAAGATACGCACATCTAGTTGATGTGGAGGGATTAGAACCCGGCGAGCCGACCATGGATTATCTACGTATGGTTAAGAACGAGTTGAAGAAGAGAAGGACGATTGACCCACGGACAGGCGAGATGGATTTAAGTTATAACCCGCTGTCCATGGAAGAAGACATTTTTATCGGTACAAAGCACGGTAGTCCGGCAGATGTAAAGGTGTTGGAAGGAAGCAGTAACTTGGGAGTTGTTACCGACATCGAGTACTTGCA